CAAAGTAATTAAAAGCAAAGACCCCAATAAGAAAGTGGACGGAGTGGTGGCAATGATTATGTCCATAGGCGAGGGTATAGATGAAAATAACAAAGTAGAAGATTGGTTTTGGAATCCAGTATCATTATGACAGATAACGAAATAAGAAAACTAATAGTACCGCGCGAATTTGTCGCGGCATGGTTTCGGGAACTTCCCAAGCATAAAACCTATGAAGCAGCCTATGAGGCTATTGAGGATATTTATGAAGAGTATTTCGGTAGGCGTAGATATTCATGCTATGATTCATTTAGGGTGATAAAAGACCGAATCCACAAGGCAAAATAATTTTGCAATATCAAAAGTATACACTATACTTGCATTCCTCCATTTGACGGAATTGAACGCAAAGAAGCTACCCGAAACGGTGGCTTTTTTGTTTTATACCATAATCGGGACAAAGTCGGGACAATGTCCCTATCTCTACACTTGTAAATTTAAAACAATGTTTCACTAATAATGTTACAGATGTAACAAAATTTGCAATCGTGCGAATAGTTGAGCAGTATCAACTGCAAAAGGCAGGTAAACGGGTTAACGATATGTACGGGGTGCAACTTCGTTCAAGTCTTTCTAACCCTCAGCAATGGCTATACGAAGCACTTGGAATTGAAACCGTTGGCGGTACTACGGTCAACGAAAAAACCGCAATGAGCCTTTCCCCTGTTCACGCTTGCGTGCGGGTAATCTCGGAGGGTTTGGCAACTATGCCCCTTAAACTTTATGTAGAGGACGGCAGAAATAAAACCATTGACAAAGAAAGCCCCGCTGCAAGATTAATTAATGAGCCTAACCCATACGATACGGGTGTAGGATTTCGCAAGTACATGGCGGCGGTTGCGGTTTTACAAGGCAATTCATACGCCTATATTTTTAGAGATGGCGCGGGTAATCCTATTAATTTACTGCCTTTACAAAATTGTGAAGTTACTCCAGTGTTGGGTACTGAGGGCGGTTTATACTATCAGGTTGCAACAGGTGACCCGATTTATAGAAATGTTCCTGCGGTAGTAAGTGCCTATGATATGATACACTTTAAGGGATTGTGCATAACATCACAGTTTGAAGGTATCAGCCCTATCAGATACCACGCGCAAATGTTAGGCACTGACCTTGCAGCTTGGAAAGCCATGAGCAATACTTTTAAAACAGGTACTAAAAAGTACATGGTGGCGAGTGATAAGCCTTGGGGCACTGAGCAAATGAAGGCAACGCAGAAGTCAATGGAGCAAGTGTTAAACAATGATTCACTTGTAATGGCTGTTCCATCTGGAGTAAGTGCGCATACTATCAGTATGACACCTGAAGAAGCGGGGTACTTACAAGCCATTAACGCAACGGCTAAAGACATAGCACGTATGTTTGGCGTGCCTGCTTCAATGATTGGTGCGGATGACGGTGGTAATAAATCATCTGTGGAACAAGATGCATTGAACTTCTTAAATCAAACCTTACATCCATGGGCGGTATCAATCGAAGCAGAGTTGAAAAAGAAACTTATCCCTGAACGCGACAAGCCTACGAAATTCTACAAACATAATTTCAATTCACTTCTAAGGGCGGACGCAAACGCACGTTCTGAATTCTATTCAAGAATGCACGCAATAGGGGCAATGTCGGCAAATGAAATCAGAATTACCGAGGACATGAATACTTATGAAAGTGGAGATACTCACTATGCCAATGTAAACCTTGTACCAACGGAATTAATGGCCAATTGGATTCAGGCAAAGATTGACAGCATGGAAGCAACCCAAGAACAAACTAACAACCCAACAGGAAACAATTAATGGAAAAAAGAATATTAAATATCAATTGGCAGCTACGCAGTGAAGATGACACCGTAAAAGAAGTGGTGGGCATTGGTGCTGTAGTAGACCAAAAAACCGACTTAGGATGGTTTGAAGAAACTATCATGCGCGGTGCTTTTGATGAAGCCGATATGTCTGATGTTGTAGCCTTATTCAACCATGACCCCAATCAAATATTAGGTAGGACAAGCGCAAAAACAGCTAAGGTTTTTATCAATGATAACGGTGATTTAGAATATAGCTTTACCCCTGATTATGAAAACCCTACTCATGTAAGTGTAGTTAGGTCTATTCAGCGTGGTGACGTGACGCAAAGTTCATTCGCCTTTACTATTAAAGAAGACGGTGGCAGTGCTTGGGTAAGTTCTGAAAAGTACGGCAACTATGGACACCGTGAAGTAAGAAAGATTAACAAGGTTTACGATGTAAGCCCTGTTACATATCCTGCATACAAAAATACCACAGTAAGCGCAAGGGATAAAGAAAGCTTAGAAGCTGAAAGACGCGCCTTGACTACTGAGCAAGACAGTGGCGAGGAATTCCGCGCTGAATACACAAAGAAATTCTACGAAACTATCATAAAATAATGAATACACAACTAAAATTGAAAGAAACCCGCGAGAGCCTTTCCGCAAAGGAAACCGAATACCGCGGTCTGTTAGGCGGTGAAATGAACGCTGAAACCCGTGCTAAATTGGACGGCATCCTCGCAGAGATTGAAACTTTGAAAGAAGACGAAAAGCGTTTTAACGCTGCTGTAGAAATGGAAGCCCGTGCAGCTAAGGCTGTAGGCGGTGCATCAAGTTCAAGCAGTGAGCAGAAAGAAGTAGCTAAAAACTTCTCTTTTAAGCGTGCTATTGATATGGCTCGCAGCGGTAAAATCGAAGGCTTTGAAGGTGAAATGCACCAAGAAGCAGAAAAAGAATATCGCGCAAGTGGTATCGCTGTGCAAGGTGTAGGTATCCCTACTATGGTTCTTAAGCGTGACATGACTGCCACAGGCTCAAGCGGAGCAGAAGGCGGATATGCTATTCAAACAAACGTAGGCGGTCTTATCACTGCCTTGTCTCCTAAGTTGGTTTTGGCAGGTTTGGGTGTTAGCATTTTTGATAACTTGGTAGGCAACCTTGATTTGCCATCATTCGGAACTGAGCCAACTGCTGCATGGGAAACTGAAACAGGTGCTGCCGATGAAGTAAGCCCTGCTGCTACAAAAATCAGCTATACCCCTAACAGATTGGCTGCGTTTGTTGACGTATCTAAGCAATTAATGATGCAATCAAGCCCATCAATCGAAGCATATTTGCGCGACTTCTTGTTGCGTGCTGTAGCTTCTAAGTTGCAAGCTGCTGCCTTGCATGGTAACGGTGGCAATATTGACGGTATCGCAGGTACTTCAGGTATCGGTTCTGTAGTTGGTGGTACTAACGGTGCTGCTCCTTTGTGGGATGACATCACAAACCTTTACAAGCAAATTGCAATTGATAACGCTGATATTGGAAACTTGGCATATTGCACAAACCCACAAGTGATAGATAAGTTGCAAAACACTCCTAAGCAGTCAAGCGGTGTTGAAGGTAACTTCATCATGAACCAACCTAACTTGCTTAACGGGTTTAACGCTGCTGTAACTACAAGCGTTTCAAGCACCTTGGTAAAAGGTACTTCAGGTAGCGTTTGTTCTGCAATTTTCTTCGGTAACTGGGCTGACCTTGGTTTGGCTTCTTGGGGTGGTATGGACATCCTTGTGAACCCTTACACCAAAGGTAAGGACGGTATCACTGAGGTAATTTTGAACACTTACCTTGATGCAAACGTACACCGTCCTACAAGCTTCTCGGCTATGTTGGATGCGTTGACCTAATAGGTTTTTACTCCCTCTTGCCCCGCTGCCGTCAATGGCGCGGGGCTTTGGGGTGAGATGAAAATCAAATTTATAAAGTCACCCGCTAAATTTGGACTTGCCTACTTTAAAGGCGATGAAGCTGAATTTGAAGAAAAGCAAGCAAAAAGCCTCATTGAAGCCAAGTTTGCGGTTGAAGTAGAGCAGCCGAAAGCCAAGAAGAAAGCCGAATGAAAAACGTAGTTACTCGCACTTATCAAAGTACTGCATACATCACAGTATCTGACCTAAAAAAACACTTAAGAATAGTCAGCAACGAAGATGATATGTACATAGCGCGTCTTTTGGATGCGTGTTTTGAATACGCGAGTAACTTCGTTGGCTTTGAGATTCGCAAATCTACGGTGGATTATTTCTTTGAAGACACCACGGATGGTAAATTTCACATTCCTGCAAGGGTTTTATCTCTTACTTCGGTTAAATACAGAGACACAAATGGGGACTTGCAAACAATGGCAAGCACTGACTATGACGAGGTTTTAACTATTTCCGCGAATTACGGGTATGATGTGGCGTTGATTAACTCCGCGCCTACTCTTTACGACTACGGGTGGAGATATAAAATTACCGTTGTAGAAGGGTTTGGAATCTCAAGTGATACAATTGATGTTTCAAAGATGTTTCCAGAGGATTTGCGCCACGCCATTTATCTATTCGCGGAACATTTATACACTCAAAGAGGTTCACAAGCGGTTGGGGTTAATGTCGCGCCTTTGGATTGGAATCACGAACACTTACTTTACAAGTACGCTATAAGGGAATTTGTATGAACAGCGGTTTAATGGATTCTTTAATTCAAGTGCAAACGCCTACTTATACCAATAGTGCGTATGGGGTAGCGGTTAAGCCTTCGGGATATTCAACCGTGAAAAATATATGGGCGAGGATTCAGTATAACGGGGGCAGTGAAGCGATGGCAGCGGATAAAAGAGAATATCGTGAAACCGCGTCTGTTTCCGTTCATTATATTGACGGGAACACTATCGGTGTAACAGATGTTCTTTACTTCGATTCTAAGCGTTGGAACATTAAAGGCATCCAACATATCGGAAGAAGGCAATACATTAAAATGGAGGTTGAAAATGTCAGCTAAAGTTAAAGGTATTGGAGACGTTGTAAAGGCGTTTAACAAGATGAAAGAGTTGGAGGTAAAAGATGTGCTAAGAAACGCTGGGCAAGGCATTATAAACGCGGCACGGGCAAATTGTAAAAATCACTATGTTAAACCTCAAATTGATTTCATCACAAAGAATGAAGACAAATATCCGAACACTGTTTTGTTGGGTATTAAAAGCGGTAATAAAAACGGTAGCAACACTCTTACAGTACCCGCGATGGCGGTAATTGAGGAATTCGGGACAGCGGTAAGGGTACGCAAAGACGGGAGTACTACAGGCTATGTGGCGGCACGTCCTTTCATGCGTCCTGCGGTGGATTCAAATAGAGAAAGAGTTACCAAGATAATCAAAGAGGGCATAACCGATAAAATCGAAAAACAAGCAAAAACTAATAAATTATAAATCATGGCAGAAACAGCAGGTGCAATAAACGGCACACTCATCAAATTGTACAAGGATGTATCAGGCGCTTTGAAGCCTATTGCTAACCTTGTGTCAGACGATTTCAACATTGATAAAACAATGATTGAAGTTACTTCAAAAAGTTCAGGCGCGGGTAGTGAATTCATCACAGGTCGCTATACTTGGAGTTGCAGCGCGGAGAGTATCACAGAGTACGACACTTCTGTAGGCTCAGGCGAAATGTCCCTCCAGGATATTTTGACCGACTTAATCGCGGGTACTTCGTGGAGTGTAGTAATTGGAACAGGCACTACAGGTGACTTGAAACTAAGCGGAACAGCTTACATTTCAAACGTATCAGGTTCAAACCCTGACAACGATAAGTCAACATTTACTTGTGATTTCCAAGGTACAGGCGTATTGACTGTAGGTACATTCGCATAATGAATCACCCAATTAAATTTGACTGGCTCGCGATTGAAAAAATCAGCGAAGCGCAAAGCCATGTAAGCCTTGATGCCACGGCAAATAAATTCAATACTCTATTGACAAGTTTGAAGTTTGCCCGTACCGTTTTATTCCACGGAATAGAAGGCGGGTATCGTGAACAAGGTACTGAATGTCCTTTCAAGTCAAGTGAAGATGTAGCAAAAGAGATTAAGAAGTTCTCAGACGTTACGCCTGTGTTGGAACAGTACACCAAAGCGGTGCAAGATTTCTACGCACCCGTTGAGGAATCAGACGATAAAAAAAAAGCGCAGAACCCCTAACATTTAAAAAGATAAGGGCAATGTGTTACGGATATGGATTGAGGGAAAAAGAAATGAATATTTCAACCCCTCAATTCATATCTTTGTTCTTGCAAGGTAATTCGATGCGTGAAGCTGAAAGTATTAAAGCAGGGTGGGAACAAGCGCGTTTAATTGCTACAGCAATGAGCAAGGACGCAAAGAAAATTAAGTTTTCGTGGGAGAGCAAACGGGCAAAAGTCAAAATTGATGAATCTGTATTTGATAAGTTCACTTTTGAGGAAGGTCGACCATTACTCCCAAGTGATTTAGCAAAATTAAAAATTGGAAGCAGGTAAGGCAATATATTCGATTCTAAGCGGTGACAGTAACGTGACCGCAATAACCCCGCGTATCTACGGAAACGAAGCGCGACAGGGGATTATTTTGCCTTGCGTTGTGTATTCAATAATCAGTGACACCCCGCACAATTCTAAGTCAGGTTATCGGGCGGTAACTTCACGAGTTCAATGTTCATGCTATGCGGATAAATACGAAGACGCGCAAGCACTGGCAATCGTGGTGAAAAACTCTTTAGCGGATAAGGCAATGGGAACTTATGGCGGTGTGAAGGTTCAAAACATTAAATGGGATAGTTCGCAAGACTTCACGGACGATGCGGGGCAAGATGGAATATTTCATGTAGCGGTTGATTTTATGGTATACTATGGCTAAGAAAACACAATTAAACGTAAGTATAGGCGTAGACTCAAAAGGCTACGAAAAGTCATGGGATGAAATAATTAAAATCACCCAAGAAAGCGGCAACGACTTAGAGAAAGAAGCCGCTAAAATGGCGTTAGCCGTTTCCAAAAAGATTGAGAAAATGTCCCCTAAATCACAGGTGCGTCAGCTTGAAACACTGACCATTAAGATGGTTGAAATGGGGATGGAAGGTACACAAGCCTTCAATATGGTTACTAAGTCAGCAGCGGGTTTAAAGGCAACCATTGACGATGCAAAGGGCATGATTGATGCTATGCGTCCCGATGCACCATTTAACGCACTAAATACAACCTTAGGCGCAAGTGCGCAAGCCTTCGCAGGTGTGCAAGGTGCTATGGCTTTATTCGGTTCTGAAAGTGAAGACTTACAAAAGACGTTAATCAAAGTGCAAGGCGCGATGGCTTTGGCTGAGGGCTTCAAGGCTATTGACGGACTTACGGACGGTTTTGCGCAGTTGAACATGGTTATAAAGCAAAACCCTTTAATTGCAGGTGCTACTGTTATTGCAGCGGTGGTAGGTACTATTATTGCCACAACGCACGCAACAAAAAAACTAACAGAAACTCAAAAGAATTTCAATGATATTTCTGAAAAGAGCATTGCAAATTATATTTCAGAGGCAACCGAAGTAAAGGCACTTAGTACTTTAATATTAGACGAAAAGCAGTCAAGGGAAGTAAGAACAGCAGCATTAGAAAAACTACAACAGAAATATCCTGACTATCTTAAAAACCTTTCGATTGAAACATCTAAATTGTCAGACCTAAAAAAGGGAATTGATGATGTTACAGAGGCAATATTTCAACGTGCTAAGGTTCAAGCAGCACTAGACAAATTAAGCGAATTAGGAGCAAAACAATTAGAGGTTGAACTTGCCTTACAAAGAGAACAAGAACAAGCCTTAAAGCAAACAGATATGGGTGCTTTTGGTAAGGCGGGTTTTGATGATGCTGTAAAAACTAGGCAATCATATCTAAAGTATTTACAAAATGATGTAAAGCGTCAAACTGAAGAAATAAGCGCATTCTTAAAGAAACAAAATCAAACTATTTTTACAGATTTAGTTTCTCCAGAACAAACTACAACAACTAAAGATAAAACTACTAAAGTTAAAAAACCTGCAAAAGATGCAGGATTTGCAGCAGATGAATTCTTTGGGGGTAAGTTTAACGCAACCACAGGTGAAACAGATTACACACAAGCAGCAGCACCATTGATAACGTCATTAGATAATATCAATAAGGGCTTAGATAAACTGCCTGATGGATTTGGGCAAGCAACAGCGGCACAAAGGGCGTTTACGGCTCAAATAGTTAAAACAAATATTGAAGCAGAGAATCAAAAAATTGTTTTAGATAGGATGGTTGAAATGACCGAAACCGTATCGAGAGCAATTAAAACATTAATGGTAGATTCAATTAGTGGATTTTCTATGGCTTTAGGTGAAGCGTTAGGCGGTTCTCAAGATGCGATGCAAAACTTTGGTAAACAGTTGATAAATTCAATAGTTGGATTTATGGAAACAGTTTCAAAAGCAATGATAGCAGCAGCTATAGCATCTGAGTTATTTCAAAAATTGTTATTCACTAATCCTTTAGCTGCACTAGGTGCGGGTGTAGCTTTAGGTATCGCAGCGGGTGCTGTTAAGGCTCAAATGAATAAAGGAATCCAAGGTGAAGGTTTTGCAAAGGGCGGTTTGATAGGTGGCAATTCATTCTCAGGCGATAGACTACTTGCGCCTGTTAACTCAGGTGAAATAATATTTAACACTGGACAGCAAAATGAACTATTAAAAATGGTTAACAATGGCGGTTCGGGTAGTGGATATATTGCAGAAACAAGAATATCAGGGCGCGACCTTGCTATTATTTTAAAGAAACATAGTCAAGACGTTACCCGTGGCTAAACAGTACGAAGCATATTGGAAAAGCGTTAACGACACGGATTGGAGTGTTGAACTACACAATGAATCTGTGACAGGTGCAACACGCGAATTAAAGGTTCAAGACCCGCAAATTATACATGATGGGGATGTTGACAGGTTATATGAAAACCCAATAAGAAACAGCCGTGCTTCTATTACGTTTGTCATGCGTGATGAAAACGACTACGGCAACTTTGAGTTAATTGCCTTAGACCATGAACAAGAATGGAATATGCGCATTTACCGCGAAGGTACTTTGTATTGGGTAGGGCGTGTACTTGCAGACCAATTTACATTCCAACGCGAAGCCCGTGAAACAGGATGGGCAACGGTTACCGTTCAAGCTGTGGACGGATTGCAACTTTTAAAAGATTACAAAATGGACGCTTCTATGTTTACCATAGATGATAGACAGGATGTAATTACTTTGATAGTTTTAATACTCAGAAAATTAGGCTTAGAATCTGCATGGTCAAGTGCTACTTATATCTATGACCAAACACAAATAACCAACACAACAGCATCGGGTGAAAGGATAATGTTTGACACTGTGCGAAGCCTTGCCTTTGTAAACAACTTAGACATATTCAAAGCAAATGAGGAACTTGAATGGGTGGATTGTTACACAGCATTAGAAATACTTTTAAAAGGTGTTTTAATGGGGGCAAGATTCAAACATGACAAGGGCGGGTATTGGATTTTACACCCTGCAAATTATGATGACGCGGATTGGACTTATGATAGTTATAATGAAATAGGAACACCACTTACATCAAATACATCATATACCCATAGAAAACTTATAGACACAGACACAGACCGTCCAAAATTTGAAACATTCCCTGAAATAACATATCAGCCAACGGTAAGAAGTTTTACCGCTGAATTTGACAGGCGTAATGGAGTGTTAGAAACTAAGACAACTTCAAACACTACTTCAATACAAGCCACACACACGAATGTTAAAAACGGTGGGACGGCAGCGGGTAGAGTTGTAAGGGTTAATTTTAAGGTCACGTTTGACAATTACTCGCCTAATGCTATAAACAAGTACGAACTACTTTATAGGGTGTATGCGAATAATCCAAGCACATCACAAAAATACGAATGGTATAAAGGTGCATGGGCTGCAATTGGTTCAACACCCGGAAACAATAAAATTAAAATAGACTTAGCGGAATGGAAAGCGGGTGGGCAAACCATTACGCAAAACATGGAACTAAGCGAACCCCCAAGCGGAGCAAGTGAAATATACGCGCAGTGTTCTATGCAAAAAAGGACAGGAACAATAACAGGCGCAACGCGGGGCGGTGTTGTTATTGTAAGTTGGCTAACGCCTAGCCTAACCGCGCACGCATTCACTGGATACATTGTAATATCACAAGCCTACAACGATGCTGCTGAATATAAATTTGAGCAACGGGCAAATTACATAAGCAACGTAGACACACCGCGCGATACAACCAGCGAAAACCCAATAGAAAGTCTATCATTTTACAAAGGCAAAATAACAGACGTTGGTTCAGTTCAAGTATTCAACGGAACAAATTATGTAGACGCGGGGGATTTTGGCGCACCATGGACAACTTTAGCGGGTGACTTGCCTGAGTTGTACGCTAATACTTGGGCGGGTATGTATTCGGACTTTGTTCCTGAGATAAGAGCAAACATTCACGATGATGGGACTTATGCCGTAATTGATTCATATTATTTTGATTCTAAGATATGGATTTTTAACGGTGGCAATCATGACCTTTATAGAGATGTTTTAAGCGGTGTATGGGTAGCGGTTGAAACAAACTACACAAATGTCACAGATGATGGCGAGGGCGAAAGAATACTCAAACAGGTTGAAGTAGACCAAGACAAATTCCAAGAATTAAGTATTGAGGCTTCAAGGGTTAGAAGTGTGTTAGGTTCGATGGGCGAGTTGATGATGATTGATATTATCAACAATGGGGAGGGTGCGCCAACTACTGACCCTGCTACGGATAGAGAATACTTGGTTGGGTTAAAGTATAACTATAATGGTGGGGATTCTTTTTTTGAGTGGCAAGTATTGGAAGGCGTTAGGACGGTAAGTATTACCGCAACTTACACCGCTACGGAAACACATGGCAGATGGCTGTTTATGGTTGATACATCAGGTGGAAATGTTACTATCAATTTCCCTGCTGCCTCTACAATAAAAAGCGAAATAACCATAATGAAATACACAGCAGATGGCAGCACGGTGACTATAAATCCTAATGGCAGCGAAACAATAGACTTTAATGCTACGGCTACATTAGGAACACGCGGGCAAAAGCTAACTATAATAAGTGACGGAACAAATTTAATAAGCACATAATGGCATACATAAATTTCGACAAGGCGGCAGAACTATTTATAACCGTGCGCAAGGGTGATGACTTTCAAATGTCGTTAACCAATGTACAAATTGACGGGGTAAATATTACAAGTTCTTACACCGCCTCAATGATAGTTCGCGCG